GTTACTTTAAGAGATAGTCTCACAACTTACGCAATTCTGGCTACAGTTTATGGTGCTAATAAACCGTGGGCAGAACCAATGGTTTTTCCCTACAATGAACCTACATCAGAGGTAAAACCTGGACCGCTCTATGGTCATCGGATCGAAGGTAAAACCATTGCTGAAACTTGGATAAAAATACTGCAAAGAATCAAAACTACTGGCACTATCAGACCTACTGGCTATGACGGTAAATGGCAAGAATTAATTGATTTAATGGCGATAGTTACCGATGAACCAGAAGACTTTTATTTTCCAGAACCTAATTACTTACCTTTAGATAAAAAATATCTAAAGAACTATATCCCACAAATACTTGATGATGCCAATTATCGGGAAGGAGTTAAATATACCTACGGTCAAAGATTACGCTCTTGGTTTGGTCAGGATCAGATTAAAGCAGTTATCACAAAATTAATCAAAGAAATCGACTCTGCCAGTGCAGTTATGTCCCTTTGGGATAGCGGGAGTGGAAACTATCAAATACTTGCCGAACATGATAGTTGGCGTGGACACGATCATAATACAATCGTGCGAGGAGAAAGAAAAGGGGGTGACTCAGATCATAATCACGGCGGTTCACCTTGCCTTAATCACATCTGGGTAAGAGTAGTAGATAATGAACTGTCTTTAACAGCTACCTTTAGAAGTAATGATATGTTTTCTGCTTGGCCGGCTAATGCAATGGGATTACGGGCTTTACAGCGTCATATCAGAGATGAAATTGCTAGTCAATCTGAGTACGATTTAACAATAGGTCCACTGATTACTATTAGTCAATCAGCCCATATTTACGATGACTGTTGGGAGAATGTCGAACAGTTAATTAACAATCAATACCAATCGATTATTAGTCAAGAGTTTCGAGGCTACAGTGACCCTGCTGGTAACTTCTTAGTAGAAACAGATGGCAATAATATCACAGTCAGTCAGCTAACCCCTAACGGTGAATTTGTGGAAAATTGGGAAGGTAAGAATCCTTTGAAGCTAATCCGTCAAATAATTGCCGATTGTCCCAGTATTCTATCTTTTCATATCGGCTACCTAGCTATAGAAATTGAACGGGCATCTCAACTAAAAACAAATTACACTCAGGATAAATAAATGTCAACACAAATCATCCCAAAAGGACAATCCCTTCCCGACGGCACTTATCTGTATAAATGCCCTTGCTATGTTAATCCTTGCAACCTGTGTTTTAACGGCGATGAGACTGCTATAATTAACTCTTTAAAGACAGCAAAAGGACAACAATATTATGGCAACTTAAAAGCTTATTTGGCTATAAAAGGACAGATCATTATATCTACTGCAAAGTCAATAAAAGAAAAAAATAACGGCAAATTTACAATGATTAATATTACAGAATTAGCTGATACTCTAGGGTTTCCTAGAACACGAATTAAACCTTTAATAGAATATTTAGAAGAGTGTGGCTTTATAAAAGCTGGAACTTATGATAGACTGAGAATATCAATCAATTGGCAACCGACAAAGATGTAATTACTTCAAATTAAATTACATGGTAAACGGGAAAGAACCGAATGGAAAGGAGTGTTTAATTAAAATAAAATGGAAATAAAGGAATTAAAGCAATTTTGCTGTGATAGAATTGCTAACGGACATAAAACTATCACTCTAGAAACAGAATCAACTCGATTGCTAGTAAGTCACGGGCCTATTGGAGAACTACTGTGTATTAATAAACGAGGCAAGCACGTTGTTTTGTATGATGCTTTAAAAGTTTTACAGTTTCTAGATAAGCTTGAAAATCAAGAAATAAAATCAAAAATTAGGAGTAAATAAATGACTAAAAAAGATTTCCCAACACTAGCAGTTCTAAGTATTACTAGCGGGCGATTACTGACACAACCAAAAGACGCAAGCGAAGGTAACGGCTTTGATCAGATATACGAAGTATTAGAATGGATGACTAACGATTTGCCAAATCGCACCAATTGGGGGCAATTTGCAGTAGAGGCAGTAGAGTGTCAGCAGTGGATTTATCGACAGCATCCTGAGATTATCGAGGCAGACAAATGGATAGAAAACAAATTGATAGAAAAATGCGAAGCTGAGGACGTGAAAGCTTGCCAAACTGCAATGCTTGCAAAGTTTGGTGAGACGATCACGTTACAGAAAATTCCACAAGGCTATCACAATTTTAAAAATCTGTAGGAGTAAATAAATGATTAACGTAATTCAAAGAAGTGGAGAAACCCGACCCTTAGACATCCCTAAAATTCGACGAGTAGTTGAATGGGCGTGTGAAGGGCTAGAAGTAAATCCCCTCGCTTTAGAATCAGGATTAACTTCTCGATTACGAGATGGGATTACCACTAGAGAAATTCAAGACAATTTAGTCAATGTAGCCACGCAATTGTTTTGTGTAGAAGAAACTGATTGGAAGTATGTAGCCGGAAGACTTCACATCTGGGGATTATGGAAAGATACAAGGATTAAAAGAGAATTTGGCGGCTATTTATCTCGTACGGTTTTTAGAAGATTAGAAGGAACCGACTACGCTAAATATGTTCAGTGGCAAGTGGATAGGGGTGTTTATAATTCAAAAATTACTGAAATCTATGACGAAAACGATTTAAAGATTGCGGGGGATTGGATATACCCAGAATACGATAAAGATTTTGACTACGCTGGTGCAATCATGCTGTCAGAAAGGTATTTGCTTGATTGTGAATTACCTCAAGAGGCTTTCCTGACTTGCGCTTTATTGCTTGCGAGTGTAGAGGAAAACCCAGAGAATAGATTAAGAATTGCGTTTCAAATTTACTTAGCTATAGCTCAAAGAAAAATCTCTTTAGCTACTCCAATTTTAGGCAATCTAAGAACCCCTAATGGTTCTTTAAGTAGTTGCTTCATCGTAGCAATGGAAGACAATCTAGAGAGTATTTTTAGCGAGATTACTAATACTGCTCGCATCTCTAAGAATGGTGGCGGTGTTGGGGTAAATGTAAGTAGAATCCGTGCCACTGGTAGCTCGGTTATGGGGAAAGCTAACGCTTCTGGTGGAATTATACCCTGGATTAAATTACTCAACGATACAGCTATTGCAGTCAATCAAGGGGGAAGACGCGCCGGGGCTGTCACTGTTGGGGTTGATATTTGGCATCTAGACGTGCCAGAATTTCTGGAAATGCAGACAGAAAACGGTGATCAAAGACGTAAGGCTTATGATGTTTTCCCCCAATTAGTTATCCCCGATGAGTTTATGCGTCGGGTAGTAGATAAATCTGAGTGGACATTAGTTGATCCTTATGAGGTTCGGGCAAAACTAGGGATAGAATTAGCAGAATTATGGGGCGAAAAATTTGAAGATGCTTACAAATTAATTGAAGATAATCTAGGGACAGAAATTACTCTCTACAGAAAAGTTAACGCTAGGGAGTTATTTAAAGGTGTTATGCGCTCTCAAGTCGAGACAGGTATGCCCTATCTTGCCTTCAAAGATACCATTAACCGGGCTAATCCTAATAAACACGACGGGTACATCCCTCAAGTTAATTTGTGCTGTGAGAGCTTCTCTAATGTCACACCGGGTAAAACAGCCCATTGCTGTAATTTAGTTAGTCTTAATTTAGCCAACATTGACACTCTTACTAATTTAGCGGAAATGTGTCATCTTGCTGTTAGAGTGCTTGACAATACAATCGACTTGACTTGTCCCCCGATTGGTGAAGCCAAAACACATAATGACCGTTATCGCACTATTGGAGTTGGGGTTATGGGATTAGCTGACTGGTTAGCTAAACAAAAATTATTTTATAAAGACTTTAAATCTATCAATGATTTATTTGAAAGAATTAGCTATTATTGTACTCACGCTTCGATGAGATTGGCTAAAGAACGCGGTGCTTATCAAGCTTTTTCCAGCAGTGAATGGAGTCAGGGTAAATTACTAGGGGCTAAACCATTAGAATGGTTCAACGTAAATTCTGATAATACCTATAATTGGCATCAATTAGCCAAAAG